GAAGAAGAAGAGGAAGAGACGGAAGTTGTAGGCGATGTCACTTATGCAGTGGCAGATGATGACCATGAACATGATGATGAATGTCCTTGTCCTGATGAACAGGAAGTGGTTACGCTAGATCTTACTGACCTCTTAACTCAAATGCGACAAGATGACAGCGATGGCGAACTCTCTGTCGATGATATGGAAGAAAGAGAAGAGATTGCAGATGAAATTATCTCTGAGGAAGAAATGGAATTAGATGAGACAGTACTTCAAGATATCTTAGAAGAAGAGTCGCTTGAAGAAGATGCTGAAGAAATTGATGCAACCCCTGACTTTGATACAAATATTAACGAAGAGTCTCTTGCTTCGATGATTGAAGAGGTTGTAGCTGAAATTACGGAAGAAGTAAAAGTTGATATCGCTGAAGATCTTCCAAAAGCCGGATGGTCAGAAACTAAACCTGCCCTTTCGCAGACCGAAAAATATCAAGAGCCTTTAGAAAGCGAGATCGAAAGAATAAAAGAGAAGACTAATGAAAACAAATCACTCCAGGCTCGTAATAAAAAACTAAACGAAACACTTAATAAGGTGCATAAAGCCCTCACAGAGACTAACACAGCTAATGCACGCTTGTTATACACAAACAAGGTTTTAACAAACACCTCCTTGAATGAGCGACAAAAAATTAAAATTGTCGAAGCTTTGTCTAAAGCCAGTTCCGTTGAAGAAGCAAAGATTATCTTTGAGACTCTTCAAAGCGCAGTGGGCACTTCTGCTAATGTAAAACAGCCACAATCACTGAGCGAAGCAGTTACAAGAAATTCTTCAACTTATTTACCTAAGTCAGAAAGCAAGAAAGATAAAACTTCCCCTGCAACTGACCGATGGAAAATTTTAGCAGGTCTATAAAACAAACTAAAATATATAAGGAGAATTTAAAAAATGTCTGTTTTACAAAAACTTACTGAAGGCATTCAAACACGCAACCTTCAGCAAGAAGGAGATGCCCTCCTCGAAAAGTGGGAGCGCACCGGACTTCTTGAAGGATTAGATAACGAGAACAAGCGTCAAGGAATGGCTCGTCTTCTAGAAAATCAAGCAGCTCAGTTGCTTAAAGAAACATCCACCATGGCTGGTGGAGATGTGGAAGGTTTTGCTTCGGTAGCTTTCCCAATCGTTCGTCGTGTATTCGGCGGTCTTATCGCTAATGATCTTGTTAGTGTCCAACCTATGAGTCTCCCTTCGGGTCTCATTTTCTTCTTGGACTTCACAACACGCTTCGACAAGCTCGGCTATGGTGCCGGCGAGTCGCTCTTCGGCGGTGGAGTTGTCGCACAGCAAATTACAGGTGGTGTGATTCTCACAGGTGATAACGCCTCTAAGGGTCCTTACAACTTGAACAATGGTTATGCTGCTGCTACAGCTAGTTCTGAAGAGAATATCCGTGAAAGAGCTGGCGCTCTCGTTGGATGGGGTGCAGTTGGACGTACAGATGTTGCGGTCGGCGCAGGACTCCAACCAACACAAGCTCAGCTGGACGAGTGGGTTCGTTTTGATCCTGATTTGTCTGGCTCTTCTGTTGCTGTTATTTCTGTCACAGGTTCTACTGGTCTTGCTCAGTTTAATACTAATGACCTTGTTGCTCTGTGTACTACCGGAACTTTAGACCAGGGTCGCCTTGTTCGACGCTTAAGTCAAATTTCTACCGGTTCTACAGGCGAAACGCCTGGTAACGGTAACTGGGAAGCTCTTTTGGTGTTTGAAGCAACTACAGCAAATGGTCTCTTCGGAAATAACGGTGGACTTCTGCACGAGCTTACAGGTGGAACAAATGTCACTGGTCTCGGTCTTGGATTCCCAATTGATGATAACTTCGTCGATGGCGGAGCCCTTGGTTCGGTTGTTGGTGCGACTGCCTGGGAACTTGAAAATAACGGAAACCTCCCTGAAATCGATATCAAAGTCGATTCGGTCGCGGTTACCGCTATGACGAAGAAGCTCAAGGCTAAGTGGACACCAGAACTTGGTCAAGACTTGAATGCTTACCATAATCTCGACGCTGAAGTTGAGCTTACAAGCATCCTTTCGGAGCAAATCGCTCTTGAAATCGACCAGGAAATCCTTGAGGACCTTATTAAAGGTGCCAAGGCTGGTACTTACTACTGGAGTCGTTCACCGGGTCTCTTCGTAAGAAAAGATACTGGTAAAGAAATCGGCGCTGCCTCGGCTGCTCCTGACTTCACTGGTACTGTCAGCGAATGGTACGAGACACTTCTCGAAACCGTCAATGACGTAAGTGCTCAGATTCACCGCAAGACGCTTCGCGGCGGAGCTAACTTCCTCGTTACTTCCCCTGAAGTTGCCAATATCATGGAATTCACCGCTGGCTTCCGCGCCACTGTGACTGCTGATGATAAGAAAGGTCAAGCTGGTACTGTTAAAGTTGGTACATTGAATAACAAATGGGACGTCCATGTTGACCCATACTTCCCACGTAACGTTGTTCTTGTTGGTCGCAGAGGTTCTGGATTCCTTGAGTCTGGATATGTCTACGCTCCATACGTGCCACTTCAGGTCACACCGACTATCTTCGGTACTGAAGACTTCGTGCCCCGTAAAGGCGTGATGACTCGATACGCGAAGAAGATGGTCCGTCCTGATATGTACGGATTGGTTATTGTCCGCGATCTCCTCGGAGGCGCAGGCGCAACTAGCTAATAGTTAAAGCGTTTCGTAAAAAGAGCCCCGGTTGTTGATTCAGCCGGGGTTTTTTTATGCAAAATAAACATCCCATTCAGCTGTAATAGAGCTACTTACATGGTAGGGGAAACCTACACCATACAGTTTTTAATACGATTATAAATGGAAAAACCAAGGGAGGATTTTAAACTATGGGATCGAAAAGAGTAGGCTTGGCACGGACCCAAGCATTAATTGAAAATTTAAAAAGAGACTTGCAAATGAATGGTTCAACTATTCAAGGTGCCGAAAGACAGGTCATTAGACTAACAGGCGCTGGCGCATCACAGGCGCTCACATCCAAAGACTCGGGTGCATTGGTAGTTATGGCTGGAGCTGACGCTTCTACCATCACATTGCCCGCAGTTCAAGCAGGAGCCGAATTTGAGGTTTTTGCTTTTACAGCATTTAATCACGTTGTTAACGGTGGAGACAGCCTTATTTATGGTGGAATTTATGATAATCAAAACGATTCTAGCGATACTAATGTTGATCGATCAGCAGTCAATGCTGCATCGTCAATCACGCTACAAAACGCTGCGGTTGGAGATTGCTTAACGTTTATCTCTGATGGCACCAACTGGTATGTCAAAGGATGGCTAAACGATACACCATCTGTCTCGTAATCTATAAAATATAAATCTATATTTATCCCCCTTCTTCGGAAGGGGGTTTTTTTTTGTTTTTTGCTTTATTAATAACTATTTACCTTATCAAAAGGAGCTTATTATGGGCAAGAAACGACGCAGAATGCATTCACCAAAATTTATCAATCATCCGTCAAACAAATGGGGAACAACGACAGACACCACAACAACCACGGAAGATGTTGTTACTACAATCCCTGAAACTGTCGTCACTCCAACTCCCGAGCCAGTTGTTATTGCTACACCGGAACCAGTTGAAACTACAACAACTTCTACTACAACTACGACCAAAACAACGACAACAACCAAGAAGCCAAAAACTACAGGCACTAAAGCCACGACGACGACAAAAAGAACAACGCCTCGAACAGGTACAAAGAAAACTCGTAAATAAGTCTTCTTGATAAACCGGGGTTTTTTATCTTTATGTGGTTTGCTATACTATTTACTCTGATATAGGAGAATAATATTAATGGCAGTTCCTGTTTTAACTCCCGCAAGCCAGACATCTACGGTTATTTTGCCGGCAACTGGCAACACTGATACGGCAGCTAGTGGCTCTCTTTATGCACTTGGCGTGTATGTGGATGATACCTCTGATCTTTACGATATTAACTTTATCTCAGGAGCATCAGATCAAGTAACATATACTTATCGTAAGCTCGGAGGTGCAATATTAGATATCGAGCTTACAGAGAAAGACGTATATTCTCACTATGAAGATGCTGTCTTAGAGTATTCATACTTGGTGAATATCCACCAAGCTAAAAACACCCTTCCTAATGTTCTGGGTGCTCCAACTGGTACTTTTAACCAAGATGGAGAGCAAACATCAGATTCCCCTCTTCTAGGCACTACTGCCTCTCTACAGTATCCTCGCTTTTCTTTTGGGTATGCCCTTAGAGTTGGCGACGGAACGTCTACAGAGGCGAATATTGGGGGTTCTACGCCAATCTATTCTGCTTCCTTTGATACCGTCCCTGATCAGCAAGATTATGACCTTCAGAGTATCTTAGAGAATCAATCAGCTACAGAAGCCGGTTCGTTATTTTATCAAGAAGTGGGAAATAAAAAAGTCACCATCCGCAAGGTATATTATCGCACTCCGTATGCGATGTGGCGCTTCTATAGTTACTATGGAGGGTTAAACACTGTCGGAAATATGTCTACTTATGGACAATATGCGGACGATTCACAATTTGAAATTGTGCCTGTGTGGCAAAATAAACTTCAAGCAATGGCGTATGAGGATGCGATTTACACAAGAACATCACAATACTCTTATGAAATTCAGAACAACAGATTGAAACTCTTTCCTACTCCTGAATCAGGAGATCCCGTAAAATATTGGATTGAATTTACCGTTAAAGATGATCCTTGGACCGAATCTGCTTCTGCTGAAGATGGAATGAGCGGTGTAAACAACATGAACACACTTCCCTTCTCTAATTTGCCGTACAACAGCATTAACTCTATTGGTAAACAATGGATTCGAAGGTTTGCTCTTGCAATTTCAAAAGAGACTCTTGGACAGGTAAGGGGCAAGTTTGGTACAATTCCCATTCCCGGCAATGATGTAACTTTAAATGCAAGCGACTTGCTTTCACAAGCCCAGGCAGAGAAAGATGCGCTTCGAGAAGAGCTTAAAACAGTGCTTGATGAATTAACATATGAAAAGTTAAGCGAGAAACAAAACAATATCAGTACCACAGCTCTTGAAACCATGCAAAAGATACCTGTTGGTATTTTCCAAGGATAGGAGGATAACTTGTGCCAAAAGACAAATGGAAACAACCTACAAACCCTCCACCTCCCATGTTTCTTGGAGAGAAAGAGCGAAATTTAGTTAAGCAAGTTAACGATGAATTAATAGAGCGCGTCATTGGACAACAAATTCTCTATTATCCTATTAGCTATGAACATACAAATTATCACCCTGTATACGGAGAGGCAATAAATAAAAACTTTCTTTCCCCAATTCGTGTGTATGCGTTAATTGAATGGGGAGGTCTGGAAACAACCACAGATCGCCTTGGGCTTGATAAGATGTATTCGATTACTGCTCACTTTCATAAACGTCGTTTAACAGAGGATCAAGACTTGTATGTCCGCGAAGGTGATTTTGTTTTATACGACGACGATTATTATGAAATTGTAACTTTATCCGAACCAAGAGAAATATTTGGACAAGCAGGCAAGAGCATAGAGATATCAGCCACTTGTATCAAATCGAGAAAAGGATTATTCGATGCCAAGTAAAGACCCTAATGTAAGTGAAGAATTAATAATGCCTTCTACCATTGAAGATATCGATGCAGCAATGCTGGATTATCTCAAGAATGACCTTAAGATCAGCACCAGGACTAACCAAGGGTTTAAAGAGGTGCCTATTATTTGGGTTGCTGCCGAACGCGCTGCTCAAATCAAAGACCATAAGGATTTGAGGAATGAAACAGGAGCCTTAATCTATCCTCTGATGACTCTCCAAAGAAACTCTATCGTCAAGGATTTGTCTAAGAAAGGTTCTGTTTTCGGCAATATTCCACCTGTAGCGGATGCAAAGGGAGGTTCTATAACCATCGCCCGCCGCTTGCAGCAGAAAAAAACATCTGAATTTGCTAACGCAGACTCTAAAAGATTATATGGGCAAATTAACTTTAAAACACAGAAACAAAATAAAAAGATCGTTTATACAACCTATACCGTTCCATTACCTGTATACATCACTGTGAATTATACAGTATCTATCACTACGGAATATCAAGAACAAATGAATGATATTATAACTCCCTTTATTACTGTACCAGGAGGCATTAATTATTTTCAGTTAAAGAGAAATGGTCATCTATATGAAGGATTTATAGAGTCAGACTTTGCTGTAGAAAACACAGTAGAAAATCTTCAGCAAGAGGAAAGAAAATTTGTTACTAATATTAATATACGCATTTTAGGTTATTTGATAGGAGAAAACAAGAATCAAGAGTCTCCTAAAATAGTTAAAAGAGAAAATGCCGTAGAAGTTCGCTTCCCACGCGAAAGGGTGGTTTTAGGCGACATCCCGGAGGATGGTGCAGATGGAGCATTTTATAGACCTTAAAAAGTATTTTGGCAATTTGCCTAACTATTTATAAGAGAATAAAATTATATTCTTACCACTTGTTATAATAGGAGAAAAAAGAATGTCCGTTAAAAAATATAAATTTGTATCCCCTGGAGTTTTTGTTTCTGAAATTGACAATTCTCAATTACCAGAACAACCCGCAGATATTGGACCTGTGGTTATTGGTCGCTCCCAGCGCGGACCAGGCATGAAGCCTGTAACAGTCGAATCATTTGCTGATTTTATTAATACTTTCGGCAACCCTACCCCTCAAATTAACACTGGTGATGCATGGCGAAATGGTCCCATCACTGGTCCTACCTATGCTGTTTATGCAGCACAAGCGTGGTTAAGAAATAACAGTCCTTTGACGTTTGTTAGGCTTTTAGGGGAAGAAGACCCACAAAAAGAAACCGCAGGAGCAGCCGGATGGTTCACACGAGATACAGACGGTGACTTTAACGGAAATGCAGTCGATGGCGGCGGCGCATACGGATTATTTATTCTTCCTTCTTCTTCAGTCTCTGATGCTCAAGTCGATGACTCGGGCGACCCGATACTAAAAGGACGAACTCAAATGACTGGTGGTCTTGCTGCAATTTGGTATTGCAACGAAGGATACATCACTTTGACAGGTTCTCTGGCAGGTGCTGGAGCAGCAGGAGCTGGAACTTCTAGTTGTGGTGTGTTAGTCAGCAGTGAAAGTGGCAAAAAAGCTTTTACAGCAGAGATCTTTAACAGCGCTAACGCTTCCCAAGGAAAAGTAAATTTCTCTCTAACAAGAACAGACGATAATTACATTAGAAATGTTTTCAACACCTCTCCTCCTCAAACTAACAATCGTATCACTTCAGATTATTCTAATATATTCTTAGGAGAAAGCTTCGAAAAGCATATTGACCAATCTGTTCGTATAGTTTCTGGTGCGTTCGCCGTAGATGGACAGCCTAACGGGGTGGTAAGCAGACCGACTGACTATTGGGGCGTTATCATGCCTCTTAAATTGTCGGGTTCTTCTATTGAACAAGGAGATTTCCGAAAGCAAGCCCAAGCAGCTCAGACAGGTTGGTTCTTCTCGCAAGATATTGTACCACGACCT